GGGGACTGGTCTGAGGAACTCCCCTACGCGCTCCGTTCTCTCAGGTACCTTCCTCACCGGAAAGTCTGGTTCATCGGGTATAAACCGGAGTGGGTAACGAACGTCTCCCACGTCCCCGTCGCAGACCTTCCGAAGAAGTGGGACGACATCCACAACAAGTACGTGGCGTTCCTCACCTATCGCGGGGACATGACCGCCGAGGTCGTACAAATGTACGACGACACTTACATTTTGGACGGCCGCTACAAATACGATGACCTTCCAACCTTCCATTGGGGGACCGCTGTCCGGGCGAATACGGGTGGTAGCAGTCCACGCCGGTTGAGAACAGAGAACATGCAGAACCGTTCGCTGTCACCGTATCGGCGGACCATTGTCGAAGCCGGGAAACTTCTCGAAGCTCACGGGGTGAGGAACCCCCGTAACTATTCGCTGCATGTGCCGTTCGTGTTCGACCGTCCGAAGGTTCCGGTCCACTGGTATGCGGGTGATCCGATCGACCCGGTGATAGGCCCGTTGCAGTGGAAGACGATGGGCGGCAACACGTCTGGTCGTCCGTCGGTGAATGTCGATGGTGACGTGAAGGTGAACCGTCGTGTCACCCTCGCGCAGGTGCTGCGTTTGGACACGGGGTTTCTGTCCACGTTGAACTCGAATTTTCGTTCGTCCGGGTGTCTGGCTCTACTGAGACACCTGTACCCGAAGCCCTGTCAGTACGAAGCCGCATCTATCAAGGAGCAAGGCCATGAGCGTGTTTAGCGCTGCCGCAAAGGACGCGATGTTGGACGCGTTGACATGTGACGAGATCCAACTCCACAACGGCGACCCCGGCGCTGCCGGCACGGCGAACCGGGTGGGCGGTGCGAACGGTGAGGCGGCGGCCGTGTTCGCTGCCGCGTCGTCCGCTTCCCGTGCGTTGAACGCGGACGTGGACTTCACTGGGCTGTCGGCCGATCAGTCGGTGACGTGGATCTCAGTGTGGGAGTCCGGCGTGCAATTCAACGGTAAGGCTCAGATCACGACTGGTGATGTCGCGGCGAACGCCGCGGGTGAGTACACCGTTACCACGGCAACGACGCTGGATCTTGATGATCCGGTCTGATGCTTCCGGTCCGTTCGTGGACCGTTTTTTACGCTGACGGCTCGACCTTCACGTCTGAGCAGGGTTCGTGGGCCGAGGCTCCCCCGTTTGGGGTGCAGGCCGTCGTCTACTACCACGCTCCGGCAGGGGTGACGGTCCAGGGCGACAACGAGGTCTACTACTACCTCGGGAATGAGGCCGGGGGGAAGCCGTGGAAGATGGGCTTGTGGACTGACGGGGAGAGCTATTGGCGCGTTCATGACCTTGTAAGCAAGGCGGTGAGTCCGTGAGCACCACCTACTTTCTCACTTCGTCGGGGACACTGGTCGATGACGCCCCGGCCACAACGACGCAGAGCATCGACACGGCGGTCGGTCAAACGATCGACACCCCTTACTCCCACGCTGACGCCCCGTCCACGGACGGAATCACCGGGGATTACGCGGCAACCGTTGTTATCAGTGTCGCCACGACGGACCATCAGATATCGGTGGCGTGGGCAAGGCTGAACTCGGGCGGGACGCCACAATCAACGTCGTCGTTCACTGACGAGCAGACATCGGCGGTCGGGACACTGGACTTTGCGGCTACGTCGGTGGACTTGGGTACGTGGGGGTCGGGGGACCGGCTGCGAATCATCGTCCGCACCAGGGACACCCGGACGATGGGTGGTGGCACCAAAACCACCACCTACGACTTCGGGTCGGCGGGTTCGACAACGACAGCACCGTGGGATACGGCCGTGCCTCCGGCGGAAGGCTCAGGGACAGTCGCAGGTGAGGGTTCCCTCACAGCGTCAGGTTCGACCGTCAAGTCTGGCTCTGGCAGCACCACAGCGGTGGGTTCCCTGTCAGCTGCGGGTGAGGCTCCGAGTGTCGCCCCAGCGGAGGGGTCCGGGTCGACGGTCGCTGAAGGCTCATTGACGGCGGAAGGTTCCACGACACGTTCCGGTGCCGGCCAGATTGCCGCTGTCGGAGGTCTGGACGCTGCCGGGCAGGTCACACGTTCCGGCTCCGGTAGTACAGGAGCCGTAGGAAGCCTATCCGGGTCTGGTCGGGTGGATACGTCCGGTTCTGGTAGCACGACTGCTGTGGGCTCGCTCACAGCAGTCGGTGATGCTCCCGCTGTTGGTGCCGCGGCGGGCTCGGGTCAAGTCACCACGGTCGGCTCGCTCATCGCGGAAGGGTCCACAGTCCGGTCCGGGTCTGGGCAGACCACAGCGGAAGGTTCACTATCTGCGACTGGTTCCGCACCGCTCACCGGGGCGCAGGGCGCAGGAACGGTCACAGCCGAAGGCACACTCACGGTGGCAGGAGCCACTGCGCGGTCCGGTGCAGGAACGGTCTCAAGCGAAGCGACCCTGACCGTCTCGGCTGAAACGGACCGCTTTGGGGCTGGCACGACTACCACGCTCGGATCGTTGTCCGCGGCCGGGCTCGCCCCCACGCTCGGGTCCGCGTCCGGATCGGGAAACGTCACAGCCGAAGGTTCCCTGGCCGCGGCCGGGTTCGTTGTCTACTCGGGTTCCGGAGTGGTGTTGGCAGTCGGAAGCCTGACAGCCCGATCCGCCACTCACATACCCGCAGGGCTGATCCGTGAGATTGTGTCTATCCGGTTCCCGGCGTTCCCCGATGCGGATCTGGTGCCCGGGCATGTCGACAGAGAAACTGTGGTCATCAGGCTGGAGGGGTGAACTTGAGTCACGTCGAAATCGCTTCGATTCACGCCTACGCCAACCGGGCTAAAGCCCTCACAATCATCGTGGAAACCGACGAGCAGGCGAGTGACTGGTTGGCCACAGCCTTTCGGATCGCGGATCTTGTAGAGGTCGAAGTGACCCCCGGAGACGTCGACGGGAACGTTGTTGTAGACGTGGATTTGACCGCCGAGAACCTGGACCTGCCGCCCCGGCTGTACCGGGCCGAGCTGGTGACGGTCATCGGCGGGGAACTCCGCACCAGAGGCTTGTTCAAGTTTCAGTTGGACCCGGCCCCGACCGACTTCGAGGAGGACGAGTCATGAGCCTTGGCGATTCGTACGCTTCGATTGTTGAACTCGAATCACGGCTCGGCACCACCGACGACGGCACGTTCACCGGACTGTTGGATGTGGCGTCACGTCGGGTGGAGGATTTCACTAGACGCCAATTCAACCAGGCGACCACCGCCACTACACGGGTGTTCCGTGCTGTGGACCCTGAACGGCTCCCAGTCGACGACTTCTACACGCTGACCGACTTCGAGGTGGTCGTCGGCACCACAACCCTCGACGCAGACGACGTAGACCATCGACCGTGGGACGGGATTGTCAACGGGCAGACCGGATGGCCGTTCTTCGACCTGTTCCGGGTCGGCGGCTACTGGCCGTATTCGCGTCGGGCGAAGATCCAAGTGACCGCCAGGTGGGGGTGGGCGGCGGTTCCCGAAGGCATCAAACAGGCGACCATCGACGTGGCCGCGGTCATGTCCTACGGGGTGGGAACCGAACCGTCGCTACGCAAGTCCGAACAGTTGGGTGATCACATGGTGACACTCTCCGACCCTTCCCTGACGGCGGGGAATGTGCCTGTGGAACTCGCGGCGGCGGTCCCGTATCGGCGTAAGCGGTTTGGTGTGGCATGACAGCCGTCAACTGGTCGATCTTTCGTCGCCGCTCCCTTCATGTATGGCGGGAAGTGTCTGTGGCGGACGGGTCGGGCGGGTTCACGATCCTGTTCGTCGACCAAGGTTCGGAGTTGTTCAAGGTGGTGCAGTCGTCCGCCGAGGAGCGGCTCACGTCGTTGCAGACAAGCGCAGAACACACCCACAACATTTTCGCTGAACCCGACGTTGACGCGAGACGTAACGACCGGCTCGCCCCGTCAGGTGTGAATCCGAATACGGCGGGCGGCTACTACCGGGTGCTGGCGGAAGTGACCGACGACGCAGGTTCTTACGACTATGCGAAGTGGAACGCCGAACGTGTGGAGGCCGGACCGTGAGAGTAGAAATCAAGGGTCTCCGCACGATGGAACGGAACTTCGACCGGGTCGCCCGTCGGATGGAAAGGGCGTTCGAGATTGCAGTGCAAGAGACCGCCGAGAACATCCGAGACGAGGCGCGTGCGTCTGCCCCGGTACAGACCGGGGCGCTCAAGAACTCGATCGAAGCACGCATGGAAGGGTCAACCGCCGAGGTGTCAGCAGGGGTCGACTACGCCCCGTTCGTGGAGTACGGCACTTCCAACATGGCCGCGCGGCCGTTCATGTTCCCGGCGAGTGAGATAGAACGAACCCGTTTCGTTACGCGAGTTGAGCAAGCAGGGAGACGAGCGACATGAAGCAGAAACGCCGTGTGTACCGGGACGGGACCGTGAAGGTACTCGTCGGCAGGAAATGGGTTCACGAGTTCACGTCGATCATCCCAGACGAGCTGGTGACTCCGCTAGTGACCCCTCTACTGGAAGAAGAGTGGGGTGCTGCGTGGCGTGACGAG